GTGTATGAGTTTGCGTAGTTGTCAGCCTGCTGACGAGCCTGTCTTGTGTCGTAGCTGTCAGCATATGTCGGAGCTGATGAGGCAACACGGTTATAGTTATTAACCGCATTGTCAACATCGCCCGTGCCGTAAACCTTGTATGTATAAGCCATTATTTTTCACTTCCTTTTTGTGACTGTCCGATTGCAGAAAGAAAATCATCTGTTATGTTGTCGCTGTCAATGTTGCTTAAAACAAAAGCTAACTGTTCGTACATATCGTTTAGATAGTTCCGCATCTCACCTATGTCATTCGTTGAGGGCGGTGGGTCAAGTTTAAATGTTGCCACGCTTATCACTTCCTCTACTGTGCTCAATGTCAATTCCGTATATTTCGACCTGTCCTGTTCCTACAAGTTTAAGGCGCAGATATTCAGCTCTGCGTAAAGCTACGGCGAATACTCTCGGCTTTTTCTCGCTGTACAGCATTTCCGATACTTTTCGCCATTCGCCGTTGTCCTTATACTGCACAAACAAGCTGACCTTTGCTCCTTTTTCGGCTTTAATGCCGATTCGAATTTTTCCGATATTTTTCACATTAAATTCGCCGTCGTAAAGGTCACCCGTTTCTGCGGACCACTCAAAGCAATCTTCCTGTTGATACTCATATTTCGTATTGTCAACAAGAAGATTGTCCGCTTTATCAGGACACATAATGTTTTCTTTTGTTTCATCAATCCAATACAGAACACCGTTGTATGTGGTGCAGTCAATCATCTTTGCGGCATCTTCCTTGTGCCACAAGCCTTTGTCGGTGTCATACACAAGAAGTTCATGTTCTCCGTCATCTCTTTCTGCGGAGATATAATACTTATTTTCATGCCGACCGCCGACTGCGTTCTTATAATTGTGTCCCCACAAAGATTCTTCGCTGATGAGTGCCGGCAAGCTACCGCTCTGATAAGCATACACACCGTTATGCCCAAGATAAAACAAGGTTGAGTTAATGTTCACAAGGCTTTTTTCGCTTCCAATCTCAACACCGGGAACATTGTATTCTGCAAGGGTAAAATTGCTCGGCTTTGTTCCATAGATTTTTAATGCGTAATTCTCCTTGAAAAATATAATGCTGTCGCCCCGTGTCGCAATCCCTGTAAACTTTCCTTCTTTACCGCATGTCATAGCCCAGCTGTCTGTACTGATTCCGTCACTGTATGCCTGCCAGTTGCGCTCATCACCTTGTTTACAACAATATATTTCGTTGTTTTCCGAAGAGCAACACCACAAACGGTTTTGCATTTCAACAATTTTCCCCTCATCAAAATCGGGAGAGATTCTTTCGACTGTGACTGTACCTGTGTACGGCACGCTTGATTCCAATTCGCACTTGATTACAAGCTCATTTTTTGAAACGTAATAAACCTTGAAAGTTTTTTCGTTAAGGTTTTCTACATAAGTCTTATCGGCGTAGCTTTCAGCATCTGTGCTGACAAGAGAGTCAGTTAATCCGCTGATTTTAACAAAATCTCCAGCTTCAATATGCAATCCAATGTTTTTGGCTCTTATTGTCGTATAATTAAATTTTTGAGACAACTTTTTGAATTTCAAAAGCCTATTCTTTTTATAGGTACTGTCGCTCTTTTCAATTCCGACAACAGAATAAAAGTTGTTATAACTTTCAATTACCGTGCCTATCTTAATATCATTTAAGCTGAATATATCAACCATGTCTTTATTACTTGTCAACTGATATTTGGTGTCGGTTAAATCGTTGCTGGTATATAAAGTTACGCTCGGTCGATAATTCTTGTTCGCACTTGCGTCATAATGTGACCGTGTAATTGAACATAACAAATATGCGTAATCATATGTCAAGGCATCAAGTTGCAAATTACTCTTTGTTTCTACTCGTGTGCTCAAATCTTTGTTTTGGCAGTCAATCTTAGTCACCTTTTTGTTGCTAATATTGACCGAGAATTTCTCGGGGAATACTACAACCTTATTGCCGTATAAAACGATATGGTGCTGTTTGGCCGCATCAATCTCATCAATCTTTGTAACCTCTGCCCCGATATGCAGATTTTTGTCTGAGTCAATATAAATCAAACCTGAGTTAGCCGACAAAAGATTTGAGATGATTTTGATTTGGCTATCGGAAGTAATTCGGGAGCGGTTTGCTCTCGGTGCAAGCTGTGGGTATTTATCAGAAGTCATATTTTTAAAATCTTTGAACTCTGTGTAAATACTGCTTGATGAGCTTGAAACCCTTGAAAAGCCTGTGTTCGGACTTCGGTTAAGTCCTCTGAACACACTGATACTCGTTGTGTCTCTCCTCGGTATGTTTAATTCGGGTAGCATTATTTCACCGCCTATCCAATGTGAAAGTTATATCGTTTCTTTTGCGGGTGCGTTTTAAACCAGAACACACCAAAATCCTGCCTCAGCTGATTATATACGCTCATATCAACCGAATATCTCTCGGCCTCTTCGTAATCCCTGTCAATCTGTGCCGCACAATAAACCTCATACATTCTGTCGTATGGAGCAGGGGCAAGCAGTTCAAAGTCACGGTCCGTGTCAATCAGATAGTTTCCGTATGTTCCAACTATGTAATTATCGCCTTCGCGATTACTTATTACATTGCTGATGATTTCCATTTCTACCTCATTAATATAACTTATAATGTCCTCATCGGACACATCATATCCGCTTTTAAGATTCCTCACTCTTTCAATTACCTTGTCAAGTGTCATATAATCACCTCTCTAATATCTGTGTACGCAAAAACGCAAAAAGGCGGAAGCTACCGCCCCCGCCCTTCTGCGAATTTTGTGTAAGGAGTACAATTTATTCCTTGTTATTGAATTAGATTCTGCCCTCGGCAATAGCCTGCTGGGCAATCTCGGCAGCCTTATTTTGCACACCCTGAGCAAATTCAGCCTGCTTAATTGAGTTGTCAATAATCTCCGCAACCTTGCGTGGAATGTTCGTCTTGACACCTCTCGGCACGGTGTACTGCACGCCGTTAATATTGACCTCAATATTCTTGTTTGACTTCATCGAGCCTGTTGGAGCGATGTACTCAACAAGTTCTTCACTTTCCTTGTTTGCCTTTTCAATCATTTTAGCAAGTTCCTTGTCCTGCTTGATTTTTTCCGCCTTGCGGTCGATCGGCATACTCTTCTTGATTTCCTGCAACTCGTCATACATTCCAAGGAGCTTATCAAGCTGAGATTTTTTAATCGTTACAGTATCGGCAGTAGTTTCCGCTGCCGATACTTCTGTCTTTTCTGCCGATACTTCTGTCTTTTCTGCCGATACTTCTGTCTTTTCTGCCGTCTCTGCGGCTTTCTTTGTTGTTGCCATAGGTTATACCTCCCGATTATGCTACAGCCGGAGAAGCTGTCTGTGCTACGGTGTTGAGTGTTGAAGCTGTTTCAATTCTCACCATTCTTGTCTGACCGATAATGCCGACACCGTGAGTTGTTTTCCAACCCTGTGTTGCGCGCTGATTAAGAGGATCAGCTGTACCGCCTGAGCCAAAGCCCTTAACGATTGTCTGAGTGCCTTCACCCATAATCTCAACAGTAACATATGCGTCCTTGCCAAACACAAGAGTTGAGTAAACATCAATCTTGCTTGCACCTGCGCCCTTAAACACCTTTGCAAAGTTCGACTGTACAAACTTGACATTACCGATTGTACCGATTTCGCCCTTGAAGATTTTTTCCGCGTGAGCATACTTAACTACGCTGATAAAATCCTTGTTGGTGATAATGTCGTACTTAACGTTCGGGTGTACAAGAGCAACATAGTTTTCACCGATAGGCTCAGCGTTCTGACACTCGAGATAGTTCAGCGCTCTGAAAATTGTGTCAATTGTGAGCTTACTGTTCGCCGTAATAGCCGCGCGGCTTGCAACCTCTGTAACCGCACCGTCAGAGCCTACAGCCGGTGCATAGATAACGCTTGTACCGGCATTAAGAGCCTCACGGTCAATCTCTTCAATTGAGCGTCCTGCCTGTGAAGCAAGCTCCTCACTGTCCTTGGTCATAACATCATCACGGCTGCAAAAACTTGCCCAGTCTGTGATAGGGGTATATGCGCCGTACTGATTCACCGCAATCTCAACGTAGTAGAAGCTCATCTTATTACCGACAGGAGTAATGCCTTCCTGCAACGGTGTTGTAACGGTCGGGTATGGTGAAATACCTCTCTTATTGTAGATGTTGCCCGACTGTTTTGGAATTGTGTCATGCTCACCGAACTGACCGTGAACGCATTTCGCTGTCAGGTTCTTGAGGAACACTTTGTGATAATATGTAGCTTTTTCGGGTGTCCAGTCATTGCCCGAGGTTGATGTTGTGTTGCCGTAAGCATTGTAAACATAGCCGTTTGACTTGTTTACACCGCCTGCGTCAACCGTATTACCGTGGATATTGATAATAAGCTTAATAATCTTGCTTTTCATATGTACCTTCCTTTCGGCAAGGCATTAGAGGTGTGCCTCGCCTCGTCTTACTTTCTCGTAAAAGGCATCAAATTCAGCGTCAGACATATCTTCCACGCTCTTTCTCTGCGTGGTTGTACCGCTTTTCTTGACCGCATTTTCGGTTGGTCGTCTTGCACCACTCTGAATTGACTGTGCCGCCGCACTGATTGCGGCAGAGCTTGAACGCTTTACAAGGTCTTTCTGCAATTCATCAAAATGCGCCATTTTGTACGCAGTAGTCAAATCATAAATTTCATCATTACGACCTGTCTTTTCGTTCTGTTCATTTCTCTGTTGAGCAATAAAGTCAAGAGCTGTTCTGAATGACGAATTTTGAAATTCCTCTTCAAGGTTGAAGTTTGGAAATTCCTTCTGCGTTTCCGCTGCAATTGACCTTAAATGCGTGTCAAGCTCTCTTGCGGCTTTTTCTCTTCGGAGGGTTTCAAGCTCTTCTTCCTGTGCATTTGTTTTCTGCTGCTTGAAAAAGTCGTTGCGTGCCTCTTCTGTCGTTACTCCTGCGGCAAGAGCCTTTTCTGCGAACAAATCCTTATCCTCTGACACGGCTTTGAGAAGACCGTCAAGGTCATCGGGCTGTACATTGTATTTGTTTGCAATAAGAGCGAAAATCTGATTGCCGGTATTTTCTTTTTTCTGCATATCTGAAATCTGCTTGTTTTTGGTTGACATTCTGTCCTTAAACAAAGACTGCACCCTGTTCTGATACACATTCTTGTACTTGCCCTTAATCAGCTTTTCAAACTCTTCTTCTGAGTTTTCTTCGTCGTCTGTGTCTGTGCTGTTGTTTTCGCCTTCTGCGTTATTGTTCTGATTCTGATTGCCGTTGCCGAAAGCCTTGTTATAATCGTCGATAAGGTCGTCACCTATGCCGATTCTCTCAGCTCTCTCTCTCGTTTCACGGCTTATGTTGTTGTTTTCGGTGTTTGTGGCTTCACCGTTCTCACCGTTTCCGTCTCCGCCGTCAGCTGCGCCTGCTGATTCGCCGTCATGCAGATTTACGATAAGACTTAAAAATTTGTCGTTCATAAGAACCTCCGTCTCTCGTCTTTCCGAGGTGTCTCTCTCTCTCGTCTTTCCGAGGTGTCAGGCCTTAATGCAGTTCCACTACTGCGACCTTATATTTTAATTATATCAACCTTAATTTTTCAAAAAAAGTTAAAACTCTTGTTGATTTTAAACTTTATTTTGGGTTGCCGTCATCATAGTTAAGCTCTATTTCGTCGGGATAATTTTTGGCATAAAGTTCAAATCCCGTCCATAGTGCTTTTATGCCGTGTCGGACTTCGGCATCTGAGCTGACAATATAAAGCTCTGATTCCGTGTGACCGTTTTCATAGGTTTCATTGACTATCGTCACATTGTTTTCGTCCTGCATTTCACGCACATACTGTAAAAATGCAGAACATAAAGCACTCACGGCAACACACACATCATGTGAGCCGTGTCCTTTGCTTTCAAAATATATCAGATTTCCGCAGTCAATCAATGTTACTTCAATCACATTGTTGCCTCGCTTTCTGTCTGTGGCGGTGTCTGCTGTGCGTTCTGTGCGTTTTCACTCGGCATAGCATTCTGCACATCTGCCGCTGTTCTGCTTGCATTCATTGCTTCCAACATCTGCACTTTGTTTGAAAGTTCCTGTACAGCCTGTGACAAGGTCTGATTCTGCTTGATTTTCTCAATCAGCTTTTCTTTGCCCTCAAAGGTCATGCCGTCAAGCATGACGAGCGTAGCGTCAGCCGCCTGCGGATTGAAAGCACCCATCTTGAACAGATTCATCATCATTTCATTTTGTGCCGCTGTGGCAAACGGGCTTGCCTTTTGCGCCTTCACATCAATATCGAAAATCGGCAGTCGTTCAAGTATGTTGCCGTCCTCATCTGTATAGTTTACCGTCTGTCCGTCTGTGTCTGTATAGGTCAACGGCTGTTTTCTGAGGTCTGTATTATCAAACTCCTCATATGTAGTCTGATTGTTTTCGCCTGTAATTCTAAAAATTCTCGGCAAGTTATAAAACTGCCTCATCAGTTCAATTTCCAACTGTGCAAGCTCCGTCATAGCTTCCTGTGCCAGCTTGTTGGAGTCTCTGCTTACCTTTCCGCCTGCTTCCTGCAATGCCGCAATTGCCGAACCGCTTGTAACACCTGCCGCACTCGCTCCATTACTTGCGTCATTCGTAGCAGAGGTTTCTTTGATTTCATTTGACAATCTGTCGTACAAGCTCCATGCGCCCGAGGCAAGCTCTTTTGATTCAACCGGTGCAATGTTACCCTGCAACTGTCCGTTGACCTCAATTACCGTTTTGTCAAGGTCGGTCATATCGTCATTGTTCACGCCGACACCTGTATTTGCGTACACTCTCGGCTGTGAATTTACTTTGATATTCACAAGCATATCGTGTTTGAGCTCATCAAGCTGATTCTGCGGTGCTCTCACAACATCCATAAAGCCGAAACCCACGGGAGTATCACGCAGTCTGAACATCGGTTCAAGTACAAACGGATATTTACCGTGGTTGTAAATCGGCTTGCCCTCGTTTTCCGAAGAGTAGAGAATGTGTTCACCGACGAATTTACAGAGGTGCAGTTCGCCGTTCTTTTTGTAATACCAGTCAAGTAAGATGACTTTATCATTGGACTTATTACTGTTGTCATATGTTTCATGCTCAACCAGTCCGAGAGAGGCAGTCGAAACGCTTTCAAGCTCGGGATATACCTTTCTGATTCCTTCTTCATCGTAATATCGGGCAAAGAATACATTGGCACTGTCCTGTATATTCTCAATATGAGGCTCCCAAAAGAGATTCAAAATGTCAACACGGCTGATAGCAATGTCACCCAGTCCGTTTTCTGCGGTCTTGTCCCACAATACTGCGTAACAACCGCAACCGCCGACAAACTTGTCAAGCTGTTCATCGGAGTATGTTCTTAAAAATCCGTTTCGTTTATGTATGCACGGAATAACGCTGTTGAGTGTCTTTGCCGCCTGTTCATCGTCCTGTGCTCGAGGCAGACAAATGATTTCGGGGTAGTTATCCATAGCGTCGGCGTGCTTGTTCATTATGACATTAAGTGCCTGTGCGCCTTTGCGGTGCGGTACAAGCACCTTTCGAGGCCTGCCGTTATCGTCAGTTTTAATCTGCGGTGCAGTCGCCTCAGTATATAGCAGATTATATTCTTTAAATGCCTGCTTAAACCTTTCATCATACTGCTTTTTGCTGTTCTGATATTTGCGGAAGGTCTGCATAGCCTCATGTATTTCGTCAAGTCCGATTGGCTTGCCGCTGCTCTCGTTCTCTTTTTCTGCCTGTTCGGCTGATTTCGGTTCTTCATCAGTCTTATTGCCTTTGCCGTAAACATTGCTCAGCTTTGATTTCTCCGAGGCCAGAGCTGGATATGTAGTTTTTATCGGCATAATCATTCCGTTTTCATCTCGTTTTACTTCACTCATTTTGGTAATCTCCTATCTGTTGTAATATCGTGTCTGACTTAAATTCAGCGGATCAAATGCCCTTGCATTTCTCAGTACAACTTCTTTTGGTGTAATTATCGAGGTCATAAAGCCGTATCGCTGTTCGTCATAAATATGATCTTCACCCTCAGTGTCAATATCTTCGGTGTCAATCTGTGAATACACAAGGTTCGGAATTGTTCTGATGAAGTTAGTGCAAGTGTTGAAACACTGAAACATCGGATAGCCTTCCTCATCGAATGCAAGCCGTGAATGAAACTGCATTTTTCCGGAAATTCTCGCATTGTCACCCTTGTTCCAAAACACACCCAACTGTGCATGCGTTGCGGCTTGACTTTTTCCGCTGCCCTGTTCTGCAAAGATAGCCGGATCCGCCACACCGTATATCTGTCTGCCCTTAATCTGAGGGTCATTATTTTCAATCGCAAGAATTTCTTGTGCCACCTTTTCGATTGGCCAGCGTACACCTGTATTCGGCTGATTCTTCTTGCAGCCGTATAATTCTCTGATTCGGTAAAATCTGCCGTCTTGGTCAACGGCAGTCCAACCGACTGAAAACGGTCTTGTATATCCCCAGTCGTATGATCTGATAATTCGCCAGCTTTGCGGAATTTTGAACGGCTCAATAACATGAGTCCACCGTCTGTCCTTGTAATGCTCTCGGTTATCTATCCACTCAGTAAAAACCTGTCCCTCAAAACTATCCCACGAGCCGTAAAGCAAGGCATTACGCTCTGCTTCGGGCAACTGTGCAAGTCGCTTTACATAATCGGGGTCATTGTTCATTAAGGCGTTGTTGTCAAACACGCTTGCTGTAATAAAGACTTTGCTACTCCAATAGTTTTTGGTACTGCCGTCAGGCATAATTACTTTGTCGCTGAGCCATATAGTTTCGCCCGGAGTTCCGGCAGTCACAAAATACTGTTTCACCCAGCCGTGGCCTACTCCGCCGGGGTTGGCAGTTGACCGCATATACACCTTCGTCGCCTTGCAGTTACCACGATTTCGGGATTTAAGGTAGCTGTATTCATCAAATGTAAACTGCGTTAATTCGTCAAAGCCGATGAAATCGTATTGCTGACCTTGGTATTTATATTTTTCATTCGTGCGGAATAAAGAGCCGAGCTTAATTTGTGCATCGCTTGAAAAGGTCCACACTCTCGTTGTTGCGTTGTATCTTGCCCCTCTGTCAATTGACGGATAAATCGCCCGTGTTTGGTCAATAATTCGCGCAAGGTCAGGCACAGCCCTACGGAGTATCAGCCCTCTGTATTCAGGTATATTCACCTGTCGAGCCGCCTCAACTACAAGATAATCGGTCTTACCTCCGCCGGCAGCACCGCCGTATAACATCTCATCTTCGCCACGGCTCAACGCAATTCTCTGCTTTGGCTGAGGAGTCCATATGACTTTTTTACTCAACGCTTTCACCGTCCTGCTCGTCATCTTCGGGAGGTTGCATTACTTCCTGCATCGGGATTTCAATAATGCCGAGAGCGTTCTCTTCGTCCTGTTCCGTCGTATAATCTGCGAGTATGTCACGAACATTGAGCAGACTCTTTGAAATCTCCGCTGCTCGCTTTGTATTTACAAGTGTTTTTCGTTTTGCATAATCGTAGCTGTATTCTTCTTCCGCTGTGGCGGTTTTCTCATCTTCGCTTTTTTCGGCTTTAACCGTTACTTTCTTCTTGATGAGCTCCTCGTCCTTGTCAAGCTCATTAACAGCTCTGTTCAACTTTGTGATAAGTTTTGAGGCAACGGCCACAACTCTGTCAATCTCTCTGACGGTTTTCTTCACTTTCTCTGTGTTGATTTTCTCTGCTATTTTGTTTGCGGTTTCACTCTGATTCTGCCGCCTCAGCTCCTGCCAATGCTCAGATGCGCACTTCTTGCTGATTGATGACACGCTTATACCGTATCTGTCGGCGAGCTTGGCGGCTGACATTGTTCCGCTCACATATTCAGCCTTGACCGTTGCCCAGTCAATCAATTCTTGTTCATCGGTTTTCTTCTTCCTCGTTTTTGATTCTGCTTTTTGTGCCTGTGATTTTAATTTATCGCTCATCAGCTCACCGCCCTTTTTGTGCCAAATCTGTATTTTAATTTTATGTTTTTTTCTCTTCGCATAAAAGTTAAAACTTTTTCAATGATTTTTCATACTTTTTTCAAAGCCTAATATTGGTATAAAAAAACACGGTTTCACCAAGAGGCAAAACCGTGACGAAAATAAAATTTTTGGATTGATTTAAAATTTTCGCATATTATGTTTTTAAAAAATTAATAAGTGTTTTTTGAAAGAAACGCTTGACATATCACGCAATGCGTGATATAATGTAATCAAGATAAAGAAAGGGGATAAAAATTATGTATAGGATTGCAACAGATACAGAATATGTTTTTGATAACAGATGCCTTACCTATGATGAGGCGGTCAAAGTCAAAAACAACCTCGAAAAAGAAAACCCAACCTGCAGATTATTCATTTACAAGGAACAATTTATTGTGTATTGCAACGAGGCAATGTGCGATAAGGTATTACTATACAACGATGAGATTGAAGAGTGTAATGGGCTTTATCACTTTGACGGTCACAAGATGGCTGAATATTTTTTCACAGACTCGGGGGAAAACAATTGTAACCCTTCAAATTATGATTGCCCATATAAAATCTTCGATACAAAAGAAGATGCAGTCGCTTTCGTTGAGAGCCAACTGAAAGAAGGTAAATACAGAATCCATAACATAGAATATGTGAAACAGGATTGTCTCGGCGATACAATCGGGCAGGAAATCACATTCTCTGCTCCGATGTTAGCCCTTGAACAATATTTGTACTCTGTTGACGATGCAGGCAACATTGATGACGAATACTTCTTCACAATGGACATTCCGAATGAATTCTATTCTCTGTCATTTGACATCAGACTTAAATAACCAAAATAAAGGAGAAAACATTATGAAAATTAGAACATTTACCGATTTCAAGAACCTAAAAAAAGGCACTTGGCTTGAAGATGCCAGCGGAATCAGCGAAGTAGTGGCTACTTACAGCGAGCGCAACTCCTGCATCGGACTTGCAGAAGTAATGTGTCCGGATGACAGCGGCGAATATGCGTTAGGGACAGAAAATCCGAATGTAACTTTTCACGATATCAAAGGAGCTGAAATCATCTCTTGAATACCATATACATTGAAGAATCTGCCTATTCTTATCTTCGAGAATGGGCGGAAAAAGACCGATTGAAATGTTCCTTGGCCGAACCATTTTTCCAAAAATGTGAAATACGCAAAAAGGACAATCCTGAATTTGTTCTATATGTCGATTCAAAAGGGCTTCAAAGAAGATTTTCTTTGAAAATTAACAAGAAACTTTTCGTGAAAGGCGAGTTCTTCCCTACTCCCGAAGGGCCGAACGATTTTCAAGTTCATTATAAAGTTGTAGAAGAAACTGAAATGAGCCAAGAACAGCTTAATGTGATGATGATTTTGATAACCTCGTATGTTCACACGAACGCTTTTCTGTGGTATGGAAATTTTCTTGACCGAGATAAACGAGAATTTTCCGCTGTCGGAACAAATCAAAAAGGCAACAAAACAATCGTATTCAGGCCATTCCAGAATCAACTATACGCTGCATCAGTCGGCCGTCACAGAAGCCCTGAGGGTGTGTTCCAAGTTCGCGGACACTTCCGCCGATATCAAACCGGTAAGGTCATTTGGATAGATGGCTACTTGAAAGGGGTTGATACGATTGACGATTAAAGAGGCACGGCTCAATGCAGGATTAACCCAAGCTCAAATGAGCTACCTCCTCGAAATTCCTAAGCGAACCATCGGTGATTGGGAAACCGGCACGAGGAAACCACCCGCATACGTCGAAAAACTTGTAATCCGTGAACTTGACCGAATTGCGACAGAAAACAATAACAAATAATAAAAACCCTCATCCACTTTTCAGGGCGGATGAGGGTTTTTATTTACTCGTTTTTAATGATTGTCTGAGCAAGCGGACAGCCCTTCCAGCAGTAGCTCCCGCAAAAATCGTTGAAGTGATTTTCCTTGTCCTGCGGCGAATCAAAAAACAGCGTTGTACTCTTGCTCTTGTACACCGCCCCGAAACAGCAGATTTTACTTTGGCTATCATACGAATAGAACGGACATTTGGCTTTGTTTTCTTTCAATTTCATCTCTCCTTTGATTTTGTATCTATTCCGCTGCATACTTCATTTTTGTGCAACCCCAAAAGACCGTACATCGCACGGTCTGAATTTACCATTATTTACCATTTTCGTCTCTGCGTAATCGGCAAAAAACAAAAATACCACTTTGCGCCCCCGATATCCGAGTAGTTCATTGAGTAATCGTCCTCAATGAGATAATGACCTTCGGGCGCTTCAATCATTTCTCCACGCTCCAAGGCTCTTATCTCTCTTCTTTTTGCCTTTCGTGTGACCGATTCAGGCTTTGTAAGATTTCGGCTTGTCATCATTCGCTTTTGTGCGGCATCAACATCTTCTTTACCGGTCAAATCTTTTGTTATGTACTCAGCTAACTTTTTGAAATTCTCGTTCTTATATAGCGGAGTAAAGTTCTGACCGTTTTCATACGGCCATTGTTCTGATAACAGTTCCCTGTCCTCTTTGCTGACGATAATGTGGATGTGCCAATTCTTTCCCGACTTGCCACACTCAATAAACGCTATGTACTTTAGTCTGCCCTTGCCCTGCTTTTTCAGACGGTAATTTATTCTGTCAAGCCATTTACCTACCTCGGCACGAAATTCTTTTTCGCTTTCATATGTTCCATACGGCGCAGAAAAGCGACAGAAAAAATCACCGCTCCCAAAGTTTGCATTTATCAGCCTCTGCATATGCTTGACTGCACGGAGCTTGTTTGCTTTTCTCATCTTGGCAGGACTTAAAGAGTTATTTGATTTTCTGCCGCCGTAGTTTTTGCCGATTTTTCTGATTGACTGGTAATACTCAACCTCAATCATATCTCCGCTTTTTATTGTTCGTTTATAAGTGTACATAGCATAACCTTTTATTATAGTATATTATTCCTGTTTTCCCGACTTAAATAATCGTTTGAGCAGGCTTCAAAAGGAGCATTTCAGCTCCCTCAATTATGACTGATTATTATTCTGCTTTAGAATATTAATACTGAAAGATATAACTAAACAGTAGCCCATCTGACCATTGAGCTACTGCTTTTGCAAACCTTGCCACTGCAATTGTGTGTTCTTATTTTATTGCAATATGTTGAGCCGTTGCCTCGGCTTTTTTGTAACAGCTAAAATCAAAAAAAGAAGTCATTGCTTTTTGATTTTAGTTTTAGAATATGGAAATTGTTTGATTTCTTGATTTTAGAATTGGATTTTGCATGCAGCAAGGGTGTTGCCTTGATTATTTTTCTGCCGGATCTGACTCTCTTACTGTGTCAGCTGTCTCATCGGGCTGAGATTCAGCCTTCTTAATAGGTTCATATACCGAGAGCTTACCTGCCATAAGTGCGTTGACCTCAGCCAGCTTTGTGATATTTTCATTCAACACTCGGTTGTACCTCATTTCTTCCTCTCTTGTACACAAAAGATTCCCCATGTTGTCCTCGAGCATCTGATTTTCTGCTCTTAATCTTCTGTTTTCTGCTCTGAGCTTTTTACAGCCTTTTTCAGCCTTGAGTAATTTAAGCTGGAGATAATCAATCTGCATAAGCACTGCCGCAAAACACTCATGTGAACGCTCGTGTGCGGATTTTTTTAAGTTTTCAATCTGACTGTTTAAAAATTCTTTATCTTCTCTTCTCATATGTAGTCACCTTTCATTTTTAATAAAACAGTTGCAAGGATAATCCCTGCTTCTGCTGGCGCAAAACTTGTACCCTCGGCATTCCTTACAAGAGCGGCAGGTCAATGTCTCTTTTGTTTCGGTACTTACTTTTGATTTTGCCCATTCCGACGAGTGCTGTATATTCGCCGTAGCTGTACGATGTTCCGTGTTCTTCATTATATTTCACTAACTCCTCACAAATAAGGTCAATGTTATCCTTCTTACGCTTTTTTGTCATTACTTTTCACCAATCCTCTCCGTCAAAACTTAATTGTCCGGGCAAAACACCATCCTGCATCCACCAATGAAAAACCTCAAGTCCGTTAGCGTGTTGTGTAGCTTTGCCTCTTTGCTTTCTCACTTCAAGCATCTTGTCGAATGCTCTTATATACATTTTTCGGTACTTGGGATATCGTGCAAACTCCGCAAATCTCTTCTTACTTGCCATCGGACAGCCAATGCATCCAACACGGTCAAATCCACAACTGTATAACGGATTAAGATTAATGTGTTCTTGGTTGATGTACTCCCAAACATCACTATCCGACCAGTCACTAATAGGGTTGAAGATTATCTTCCCTTGTAACTGACAATGCTCAACTATCTGCCTCTTATCGTCATTGTCATTGTTAAGGATAATTCTATTTGACAGATTAGAAGAATAAGTTTCGATTATTCCCTTCGACCGTCTTTTCGTGCTTTCGGCTCTTCGCACTCCTGTGGCAATAGCACGATTCTTACCGCCTGTTTCTTTCAGAATTGCACAACAATATCTTACTAACCTTGTGGGTGGAATACCTTTTTGTACTATCAGTGACCACATAGATGTCGGCTTTCCCTTGTATCTTGGCATATCAATGTTGCATTTAATGCCTTTAGATTCCAACTCCTTAAATTTATTGCGTATGTGATAAACTGTTTCGGGAGCATCAGCCGTTGTGTGACTATGTTGAACCTCGAAGTCTATACCCGATTTAATCGCTAAATCTAAAATAATGTCGCTGTCTTTGCCTCCTGAATAACAAAGCATAAGCGGTTTATCATAGTAATGCTTACTTATTTCTGCTCCGTCACGAAGTCGCATTATAGCAACCTTTTCTAAGTCCATTATATTTTTGCTCCTTAAAATCATCTCAGACATCTGCACCTGCCTGAGATATTTGTAAAATGGTAATATTCAGAAAAGTAGGTATAGGTATAAAATGAGATATATATAATCTCGCTGTGCAGAGCGTGATTAACTTATTGAGTTTGTTTCACCGGCGGTCAAAATCGGATGTGTGCCGTCACGGAGCTGAATCTCTTCGTCACTCATCACATAGCCGAGCTTGACGAGTAGATTATAAAATCTGTTAAGTTCGGGATTGATTTTTCGGGTAATTGTTCTATCTGCATAGTCAACTAAAATGTAACTGCTGTTGTCTCGCCAGTTCTTAAAAAAGGCATATGCCGCTGACATTAACATTTTGCCGGTGTCTTTTATGCAATCATCAAGGTTTATGCATTCGTTGTTGTCATCATATTTAAGGCCGCTTAAAGCGCAAAAAGAAATTCCGTTGTATTCTTTCCGTTCAGACATCGAATACAATATGTAATTGATTAATGCTTGTTTTTGGGCGTCATCGTTAAAGTTGCCCTCTCGCATAAATTCTTCTCTGAGAGCCTTGCAACGCTCGTTGATTTCGCCAACCTGAGAATTGATTTCATCAAATTTTTGATTTTTTGCAATTCTTTTTTCTTCTTTTGCATTAAGCTCTTCGATTTCCTCTTTTGTCCTTTTGATATAGATATGTATTCTACCGCCATATGCCGGGCAGAAATACCTCTTTCTGCCGTCATCAAATGTTTTGCCGATTAAATCTTCAAGTTGGAATATTCCTGTGTATTCGCAGTTTTCGGGAATATCATTAAAACCTTCGCATTGTGTCATACCGTTATCGAGGCAGATTTTTTCAAGCGCTGCTCTTTTCTCGTCAGCTTCCTGCTTTTGCACAGCAGAATACAAAAGATTGTCAAAATTATTCGTTCCGATTGATTTAAGCAATTCATTCCTTACATCAATATTCTTAATCTGATTCAATCGGTCATAGTCTGCAAGCGTAGGCTGTCGGATCTGACTTTCCTTGAATGCCTCTTCGTCAAGCTCACAGAGCTTTACTCTCCGCCTTATTTTGCTCTCCGAAAAGCCTGTCTTTTCGGCAACCTCTGCGACCGTATCACCGAGGTCAAGCAATAGCTGACAGCCCTTTGCTTCTTCATATACGGTTAAGTCGGACCTCTGCATATTCTCGGTGAGCATCGTTGACAGCTGTTCTTTCTCTGTCATCTCAACGACCGCGCACGGCAGTTCAGTCAATCCTGCCTGCTTTGCCGCTGCTAATCTTCTGTGTCCGATGATAACAGTAAACTCCGTCCAATCGTCATTCATCGGCACAACCGTGAGGTTTTGGAGAATGCCGTTTGCCTTAATGCTGTCAGCAAGCTCATCAATGTCCCCGAGAACCTTACGAGGGTTGTCGGGGTGCGGATGCAGTTTTTCAATTGCAATCGTAGTCAATGTCGGTTTTCTCTCCATTACTTTTCACGCTCCTTTTTTTCGGCAATAACATGCAACCCTTTGAAACAATCATCACATAGATGTATTTCAATTTTTCTCTTGCGTTCAACAGGAATTTCAATCCCGCTAAAGTAATCAATATCAACCCCTACATAGAATTTCTTCATTTTAACTTTGTACGGATCTGAGATAACTTTGTTACAACAATCGCACTGATAAACTTTCATTTACTTCCATTCTCCTTACATTCATATAGCCGATACTCCGACACACTCAAAGCCCTGTGTCAGATTTTCCGTTTTGAGCCTTTCATTTTCGGCTCTGAGTTCGTTGTTCTCTGACTGCAGTCTTGCAATAATTCCGAGCTGGATAGCTTCAACATTTTCTGAGGCATCAATTCTTTCATTAAGTCTGTTGATGTCTTGTTCCTGCTTAGCACAATTAGCTTTGTACTCTCCCTTGCTCTTCCAGTTTTTGAAAATCATTTTCATTGTTCTCCTTTACAATTTTTCCTTGGGCTCTCACACCGTAATGTTTCTTCATTGATTCAAGCTCACCTTTCGCATTGCCGTCCTTAATCGGCAGTTGCTGTCTTGCCTTTGTCGGATAGTCATCGCCTGTCAACTGTTCCCACAACTCTCTGCGGTTGTCTTTAAGGCAAGTGTTGAGATATGACATAACAACCTGCTCAAACGGTACTTTACTGCCGAACCTGTCAATAAGCTCATCAACAATCTTACTCATATGCCGCCTTGCGTAATCTTTCGGCTTTTTGTATGCTCTGACCGAGTTCCACAGCTTGATATGTACATTCTCATGCGTCAGCTCATCAATTGCCTTTGCCTGCAACTCGCACAGCTTGACGAGGTCAACCTCATCTTTGCCGTATTCCTTGCAGACTTCCGAAAGCGTTACACTTGCATTTCTTACAGAGTCAATCTGCTGTTCCTGTTGGATAAGCAAAAATTCCGTCTTGAGTTTCAGCTCTCGGTACTCTTGATAGAATTTCAGCTTATATGAGGCAGTGTACTTCTCAGATAACAAACCAACCTTGCACATACTGTATGCGTTGGCGAGTTCCAGCACCAATAACCTATCAAATAACTTTAGTGATACAACTTCAAGATGATTAACCTCTCCGTCAATCCACCTTTTGGCCATGTCATTTAGTTCGTCAAGTGTTTTGTCATTCATTCATCACACACCACCCTTGTCTTGAAAAGGTTCTGAATAGGTATGCCAAATTTCTTGGCAAGCCTCGACAGTTCTTCCACCGTAAAAGTACCCGGATCTTTAATTCTTTTTCTGTAGGTGCCCTCAGAGCAATGTGCCACAAGAGCCTGTCCTTCACGGTCAATACTCCTGATTTCTGCCTCATACTGTATATTGGCAATCAGCAGCCTTTTCATTTGGTCCTCGGGCTTGGCTAATTTTCTTGGCATTTTCTTCTCACCCTTTCATTATTTATTCCTGTAATCTGGTATCGACTTTTGCTTAGTCGCTTTCAAATACTTCTGCCCAATAATCGCCCGGATTATATGCAGACATCAGATTTATCCTATTCGGACAATTCTCCTCGGGGTCTGCAACACCTTCTTCAATTTCAAGCAAAACTTTTTCAGCACCATCTCGTTTTAATTCGTTAAGCTGACCGATTAAGTCGTCAATCCTTACTGTAATTCGGCTCACTTTCTCACCTCGAGTACACAACGAAAATCCTTGTCTGCATCAAGGTCAACATGAGCTGGGATTTTGTGCCTTGGGTTACCCTCTACAATAGACAAATGCACCGTTTCGTGTCCGCTTGCCTTGATTTCTTCAAGTTTACTGATTAAGGTATCAATTTTTACTTTAATCATCTTCATTGTCATCTCCCCCATTGTCAAGCATTCCGAGTTTGTTGCCCAATGCAATAATAGCTTCAACAACCATTGCTAACTCGTTGCCTTTAATATCGCACATACGATAGCTGACCTTGATAGTTTCTTCTTCGTTGTCGATTTCATCAAAACCAACAACTACACCTTTATTTAAGGTTTCTATTTCGCCGTTATCGTAATTAACAACAATACTTGTGATGTTACGATTATCCATTCTCTCACTCCCCCTTGTCAGTCTTTGCATTCAAATACACAGCCGCAGTCGCTGAGCATAATGCGAGCCGGAATGCCTTCTTCGGGTTCGGCTTCTTCAATTATGAGGTCGGCACATTCGTAGCCGTCCTTTTGCAACATTTGAAGCTCTTTGATGAGGTCTTTAATTCTTACTCTGATTTCATTCATAATGATTCTCCCTACTTTTATTTTCCTGTAATGTGGTATCGGTTCTGTCTTGACCGTTATGTTATAATCAGAACGAAAGAAGGTTTGATTATGAACACAAAATATAAAGCTACTGCACAGCTGTCATCAGACAGCTATAACAAATTTACTGCTCAGACATTGTCTGAGATTTATAATCTTTTAAAAGACTGCATTCCTTTTGATTTTTGCAAATGTACCTTTACATACTGTTCCGATAACACAACCGTTTCGGCGGATATAAATGACATTCCTAAAAATCTTAATGTAAAAACCTTTGAATTTTTCGTATTTGATTTTTCACAGAATGATGATTATATTACCGCCTCATTCACTCCCGATAACATTTCCGTCACCGTATGCCTGCCTATTGATTTCAAAAGCAGTAAAGCACTTGCTGAAAACATTCTCAAACGCTTACAGAAAGATTTCTTTAACTACTATGATTCCGTATCCGACAGTCGTACCGATGCAAATTCCCGCAATAAGAAGCCGTGGTATAAGAAACCGTCTTTCTGGAAAATCATCGGAACTATCGTTGAGATTGTTGCAATGATTATTGGAACGATCTTCACATACTTCATTAAAGGTTAGTACCGCCTCTATAGTTTTGGAAACTGCGAGAATAATCATAAGTATCAATATGATAATGTCGCCCATTCCTCTCACCCCCTACTTTTGTTTTATGTAATGTGGTATCGGTTCTTTGGTTTATGCTGTTTTACGCTCAATGAAATAATCACAAGGCACACCCAATGCTCTGCATATATTTATGTACTCTTCCACATCAAGTTTTCTTTTGCCGTTGAGGATGTTACAAATCTGCTGAGTAGTCATTCCGGTAACCTGAGCAAGGTGACTTTGCATGATTCCTCGGTCATTTATATATTTGGCAAGAGCTTTCCATACCATAGAGCCAAGCCCCCTTTCTTTATTAAAAATTAAGATTTTCTTAATTCATCTTTATTATAATTAAGTTATTCTTAATTGTCAATAGCTTTTCAAGAAATTTTATTAAGAAATTCTTAATAATTATCTTTACAAATTGAATTTTGCGTGTTAATATAATGTTGAGGTGATAATCAATGAGTGATATTCGAGAGAGATTACAATGTAATATAATTTCTTTACTCAAAGAAAAAAATATTTCTCAAAAGAAATTTGCTGAATTATTAGGTGTATCGCAAGCGGCTGTTACTAATTGGGTTAAAGGCAAAAATTCTCCCGATATAGAATTAGTTGCAAAGATGTGTGA